GCGCAGATCGAGGCACGTCTGAGCCAGGCATTCATGCTGGCTGATGTGCGGGACTCAGAGCGCACCACCGCTGAAGAAGTCCGGCTGCAGGCATTGCAGATCGAGAACAGCTTGGGTTCGATCTACAGCATCCTCACCACTGAGTTCCAGGTGCCGTATGTCTCTCGCAAGCTGGACATCCTGACCCGGGCGGGCAAGGTGCCGAAGCTGCCCAAGGATCTGGTCAAACCAGTCATGACCGTTGGCCTTGCTGCTGTGGGTCGTGGCAATGACCTGGAGCAGTTGGTGCGGTTCACCACCACGCTTGGTCAAACCATGGGTCCCGAGGCCCTGGCGCAGTACGTCAAACCGCCTGAACTCATCAAGCGTTTGGCGTACAGCATGGGCATTGACATCCTTGGACTGGTCAAGTCCGAGGAGGAGCTTGCTGCCGAACAGCAGCAGGCTCAGCAGATGGCCATGCAGCAACAGCTCATGGCATCACCCATGGCTGACCCGCAGAAGCTGGCTACTGCAGCTGCCACCACGCAGGACATGCAGATGGCAGCTGAACAACCCCCTGAAGAACAACCTGCATGACCACGACCCCGCAACTGACCACACCTGAAGGCAGCATCGAAGGGATGGTTGCCCCCGGACAGGAGAACCTGCTGGAGGAGTTTGTCCAGGAACAACAGCAGGCCCAGGAACCTGAACTGCTGCTGGGCAAGTTCAAGTCACAGGATGACCTGGCCAAGGCATACCAGGAGCTGGAGAAGAAGCTGGGTCAGGCCCCTCAACCCAACCCAGCCTCAGAAGACGCTCCACAACCTCAAGGCTACACAGCAGAACAGGCTGTAGAGGTCTACGGCAAGGACGCTGTGGAAGCCCTGGCAACCAAGGGCATCGACCTGGCGGATGTCATGTTCAAGGCCGACAACGGCCAGGACATCAGCGAGCACTACGACACCCTGGCAGAGACTTTCAACGTCCCCCGCCAGGTGGTGGAGAACTACGTCAGCAAGGCCCAGCCGGTGCAGACGCAATCGCCCGCATTGTCCGAACAAGATGCCGCCCAGCTCAAAGCCATGGTCGGCGGTGAGGACGGCTTCCAGCAGCTCAGCCAGTGGGCCGCCAACAACCTTCAACCCCAGGAACTGGCCGACTACAACGCCGTCGTAGACAGCGGCAACAAGGCGGCCATCAGCTGGGCGCTGAAGGCAATCCAGGCCCGCGTTGCAGCTCCTGATGCCGTGGTCGAGCCGAAGCTCATCGGGGGTGGAGAGGTGCCAGCAGTGGCCAAGTTTGAAAGCCAGCAACAGGTGCTGGATGCGATGAACAAGCGGAATGACCGGGGGCAGCGCATGTATGACGTTGACGAGGCGTACAGGCAGAAAGTGCAGGATCTGTTGGCAAGGTCTGATGTGTTCTGATAGTTTCTGACTAGAACGCAACCTGAACGGCAGGCCCTTTGAGGAGGACAACCTGTGGCAGCGAAGGGATGAGCGGTCTAACCAACCTCTTTTTCCAACAACACCATGGCTACTCCTCCTGATGTGGCTCTGAATCGGCTTGGCCAAATTAAAGGCGATGCCGCTACGTGGGGTCCCGGCGCCGCTGGCGTAGATAAGGATCGCGCTCTGATGCTCAAGCTCGGCTCTGCCGAGGTGCTTGATGCGTTCAAGACTAATTGTATTTTTAAGGGCAAAGTCCGCGAACGGAACATCCGTGGCGGCAAGAGCGTTGCCTTCCCCATCACGGGCAAAATGGCAGCCCGCTATCACAAGCCCGGAACCCCGATTTTAGGCGAAGGCAATGATCCTTCCGACCTGAATGAGCGGGTAATCACGCTTGACGCCTTGATGATTGCCGATGCGGCGATCTATCAAATGGACGAGCTGCTTTCTTATTTTGACGTTCGGCAGATTTACACCACTGAGCTGGGTCGCGCTCTCTCGGTCGAGTTCGACAAGCGTGTTGCCCGCATGATTTTCGCGGCTGCTAACGACACCACCGAGCCCCTGGCCAAGGACGGCACGGCCAAGCCCAAAGGCCCGGCTGACAACCGTGGTCGCGTGGGCAAGGTCATCACTCTGGGCACTGGCTATACCGGCGCTGGCGCCACCCGTCAGGCCAAGGGCGATGCCCTGGTGGAAGCCATCTTCGATGCGCGTATTGCGTTTGAGAAGAAGGACGTATCTATCGACAACATGTATGCAATCTTCCAGCCGGAAGATTACTACGCCCTGACGATGAGTTCGAGAGCCATCAACGCCGATTTTGCGGGCGGTGCATCTAACGGCACTATTGCCGAAGGGCGCACGCTGCGAGTTGGAGGGATCCCCGTGTACTCAAGCAACCACGTAAACCAGCCCGCGTATTCTCTTGTCGCCGGGGACGTCAACCCCCTCTATGCACAAGATTTGTCGAAATGCCATGGCCTCATCTTCAACCGGGACGCTGTAGGTGTTCTCACACTTCTCAGCCCTTCGTTGCAAATGACCGGCCCGGAATTTCGGGTGCAATACCAATCGGATCTTCTCGTAGCACGTCAGGCCCTGGGCATGAATGTGCTTCGCGCAGAATCTGCTTGTGCAATCGTCACTGCCTGAGCCAGACTGGTTCTGGAATGTTCGGGGTCAGCTTCGGCTGGCCCTTTTTTTTATGCGCCATTCCATCCAAGTCTTTGAGCCCTTGCTGCTGTTGCAAGGTCCGCATAGCGGGGCGAGGTTGCCAATGGTGTGAGATCCGCCGCGAGAAATTGGGATCAGGTGCTCAACGGTGGTTGAGCCAATCGCGCCACAAGCCAGGCAAGGGCTTTCCAGCAGTCGGCGCATTTCCCTTTTTGAGACAGTGCCTGACTTATTGCCAGCCCTCCGCGAACGTCGCTGGTGCTGGTAGCTGGCGGCTTTTTCCGGGTTTGAGTCAAACCAGGTTTTGGTGGCGGCTCTGCACTTTTTACGGTCTCGGTAGTAGTAAGCCAAAGACGCAGCCTGGTGCCTTCTCTTGTTGTTTTCTTCCCAGCAAGTTGGCGACCCACATGTTGGCTGCCCTTTAGCAGCCGCTTGAAAGCTGACACCGCAAATGCGACACCGCTCCGACGCCCTGCGGGCAGCCCGCGCAAGTGAATCGCTCAAATGTCTGGCATCCGAGCGGCACTTATCGCTGCAGTGCTTAGTGCCTCCTTTGCGTGACGATGCAGCGATGCCGCAATGCAGACAGTTGAAGGTGTAAGCCCCCCGGCCATGTGCTGGGTTGCTGCAGGAAAGGCATCTATTGCAACTGGTGTATCGCTCCGCGATGTGCCCGTTTTGGCACGGCTTCCCCGTGAAAAAGAACTTGCTCCCCAACGCCTGCGCTTCCTTCCTGGTGCGCGGCAGCGTGTCAAGATTGATCTGTGCCATGGCCCCTCCGACGGGTGATGGTGCTGGATAGGGCTGTTAGCGCAGCCCTGTCCCCCAACTTACCATTGGTCCACACCCCCGTAGCAGTTGGGATGGGCCTGTCAAACCAAGGGAAGACACCCGGCAGGACCACCCTGCTGGAGGCAGTGAACGTACTGCTGGAGGCCATTGGTGAAATGCCAGTGGACACGCTGGATCGTGAGCAGCAGGGCGATGCCCGAGTGGCTGAGCGCACGATCCTGGAGTTCCACAAGCAAGGCCAGACCGAGGGCTGGCACTGGAACACCGAGATCCAGTTTCCGTTCGCTCGGGACGCCGTCACCAAGGAGGTGGTGGTCCCAGCCAATGTGATCCGGTTCTTCCCTGACCCGTACTACACGGCCCGGCGGTTCATCCTGCGGGGTCAGCGGGTGTACGACACCTGGGAGCGGACGTACAAGCTGGATGACACGATCCCTGAGCTGTATGCGGATGTGGTCTGGCTGCTGGATTTCGACAGCTGCCCTGAGGTGTTCAACCGGTGGGTGACGACCAGGGCGGCCAGGGCATTTGCCGCCAGGGTGCTGGGCGATAGCGGCACGGTGCAGTACACGGCGATTGACGAGCGCAATGCCAGGGCTGAGCTGGAGCGAGTTGAGCACGACAGCGTTGGCTACAACCTGCTGACGGATGGCTATGGGTTGAGCCCCTTCCCGACCTATGTCCCTGGGATGGGTCTGGCCACTCGTCGTCTTGGTGCTGGTCTGAGGCTCTGATGGCGCAACTGGTCTCCTACACGATCCCGTCACTCATCCAGGGACTGAGCCAGCAACCGGACGCGCAGCGTGATCCAACCCAGGCTGAGATCCAGATCAATGCGGTGTCCTCGATTGCCGAGGGCCTGAGGAAGCGGGACAGCACGCACACGCTGGCCAGGGTGAGCGCCACACCGTTTGGTGATGCGTTCATTCATACGATCCTGCGGGACAACACTGAGGAGTACCTGGCGGTGATCACCAAGACGGTGATCCGGGTGTTCGACCTGCAGGGCGGTGAGAAGACGGTGAATGCCCCTGGGGGGTATGGGTATCTGGCCAGCGTGACGGATGCGCGGCAGCAGATCAGATCGCAGTCGATTGCGGACTACACATTCGTTCTCAACACCAACACAGCAGTGGCGATGAACCCTGCTGTGGCACCGGCAACGCCCAGGCCGAAGGCGCATGAGGCGCTGGTGTGGATCCGTGCATCGAATTACGGCCAGGAATACAAGGTCAACATCAACGGCACTGAAGCCAAGGTGACAACCGCTGTGGCACCGGTGGTGAGCACCGGCACCACGGTGACGGAGAACCGGATCAGCAGTGCCGAGATTGCTGAGCAGCTGAAGGCGGGTCTGGCCAGCGTGACAGGTGTGACCATCAGCCGGTCGGGCTCAGTGCTGTGGGTGCAATCCGACAGCCCGATCACGCTGGCTGCCAGCGATGCCAGAGCGAACGCCGACATCACGGCGATTCTGGGCCAGGTGCAGGCGTTCACCGAGCTGCCCACCATTGCCCCGAAGGGTTATCAGGTGGAGATCACGGGGGATCCGGGCAACAACTTCGACGGGTACTACGTGAGCTTCACGCCGAAGTCTGGTGACTTTGGTGAGGGCACATGGTCTGAGACGGTCAGCCCCGGTGTGGAGTACAAGCTGGATGCGGCGAC